CTTCGCGGATTTGGCGGTTGATAGCATTCAAATTACTTTTAAATGTGCCTATCGGTTTTCGTCCTCTTAAAACCATTATCGCACCTCTTTGCAAGTGATTACTTTAAGAACGCCTCTTTCCTGTATATTCTCGATAGTTAAAATTTCAAAGTTTCGAGTACCAAATTGAATTCGATTTAATTCTGTAACAACGGTACTCCCGCGGACTTTTATTAAATGCGTAGCGTCTACCCCTACGGATCTATTTTCGAATTGTTGAACAGCCTTAATAGGATCTACCGAAGCCCAAACGCTATCTACAGTGTTCCATGTTTCAACGTGCTCATTTTCGCTGTCCAAGGCTTCCGTTTTAGCCTGGATAGATACCCGGTGCCTGAGAACAGAGGCTAATGATTTTTTATTCTGCCTGTCCATCATAAGTGCACCCGATCAGGTCTTAGCAGATCATAAAAGTGTTGTGGCACCTTTTCGACTTCTGCAGTTCGGTTTTCGTATCTGTACGAACAATACAAAAGAATTGCGTCTATTACGTTTCTTGGAACATTACAGCAAGTATCACCAAAGCCAGCTTTATACCGAACCTTCACAGCATCTAATTCCCTCAGCTGAACACTTGGAAAGCTTGCGCCCCGTGCGAGAGTAACACGGGGCATCAAGCTGTCAGTGTCAACCAGCAGGTCAGACAGGGGAATTTCAATTTCGTTATTCTGGTAATCGTATAGCTTAAAGCTCACAATCTCCTGCACTGGTGGTCTGTAGAGTTCAACCGGTAGCTTCGGAAATGTATCGAATGACAATTCCCATTCTTGAGTAATAAAAGCCCGATGCTGAAAATCTTCTGCCAGTTCACGCGCGGATGAGATCCACAGCTGAAGCAACGAATCTTCAGCGTCATAACTCACACGAGTTGATAATTTAACATCATCAACCGTAACCGGTTCAATTGCAGGTGGGGTTATAAGCCTTAAATTCCCGATCATATTTATCCGACTTTAGTAACTACTTTACTGTAAAACGGGTACAACATAATTGCACCGGTTGTTGCATTCTTTACAGTTACTATACCGACTTTCTGAATCGCAGAGCCCGCGCCTGATGGAGCCGACAGCGACCATCCCCCTGCCGTTGTACCGACATAAACTGGAGCACCTACGGCCGAAGCGGAATTCGTGTTTACGCCAGTAATGAGCTTCTCACCTACTGCAAAACCCACTGCATCTTGCGCTACCGTAGCATCGCATACAAACTCTGCGCATTTGGCTGGATCGGACGCATCGGCATCCGCTTTAGCCATAACAGGCAAATTCTTAGTCGCATTCCAACCTGATATGTAAACAAGTTCGCCTGCAGCTAAATTTGCCGCCGCTACAAAGGGAATTTTCGGGTTAAGCGGGCTACCAAGCAGTTTGTACTCTGTTTGCAGGGTTTTATTCGCCGTATCCATTTTTAAAACGATATTACCAGCTACATCGTAAAACACTAAATTGCCGTCAACCCACTCAGATTTAACATTAGTTACCATGTTTTTTCCTCCAAAACAGGCGCGTTTTAGCGCCTGTCAGTTAGCTTGCTGTAGGCCTGTAGGCCACATCCTCGATCATCTCAGCGGCAACCAGGTTATCTGCATCCGAATTTGCATAGGCTAACCCAACCAGTTTACCCTCCGGGATTGTAGCGGGATCGACACAGAAATCGACGATATAGTCACCGGTCGCCTCGTCAATAGTTAAGGCTTTTGCTGCGGTCTGCCGTACACCATCTTTGTAGATGTCTACATCGACAGGAAAAGCAGTTGCATTAGTCCCTGTGGCATTATCAGCATAATTCAAGGAAAGCGTCAAATCAGTAGAGTCACCCATTTTTACAACAGCCCTGATATTAATGCCCTTCACCCCTGGAGTTGGGGCGAGGTATGCTTGAGCTGCGCTTGCTGTGGCCTGGGGCGCTAACAAAACCCTTGACCTGTATTTCATCGGGATAAAATTAAACATGTTCAATCACTCCATTCTATTCGAGTGCAAGAGCATTAAGCTCTTGCGTCAAGTGTGATGATGCTGGAACGTCGGTTGTTGCTGTTTTTAATGGTCAGAGCACTTTTGCGTTTAGGCATACCGTTTGCACGGAAGGTAAAGCGGAAGCAATTCTGACCTGTCAGAAACTGTACGTGAATCGATACGTCTTTCTGTACACCGCCTTTGTAAATAAGCATGTAATCAGAAAGGTCAACAAAAAAGATATCGCCCTTTGCGCCTTTTTGAGAACAATGATCGGACTCAAGGATTGGGCGCCCGCGTAATGTGTCGATTGTTCCTGAGGCCGATGCGGGGAGATAGATCGGGGTGCCGCCAGTGCCAACTGGAAAATTAAGAAAATCAAACTCCTCGGCAACGTCCGGATGACACAGCCACACGCATTTCGACTTATCCAGGGCACGGTTGTACATTTTGCTGAGGTTTGCCCAAAGCACAGTCCCCGCCGCCTGGCTTGACTCTTTAGCGATGGAAACAAGGGCCCCAGAATTTAAAATCCCAAGGGGTTTACCAATCCCGTCACCTGAAATAATGCCTTCAACGAGTTTTCTTCTGATTGCAGTTGTAAAAGCCCTGGTATAAAGCTGGTCAACGAAATTTGAATCCGCATTCAGCTCATCAGTAACATAAGCGAAACCCATCAGCTTCTCAAGTTTGAGTTCTTTTTCTGCAAGTACAGGCGCGGACTTGTTTACGCTTGCCGCTTCTGCTGCCCAATGGACCTGCACCCCTCCGAAAACAGTGCTCGAAACATCTGTTTCATCAATTTCAACATACTTTACACGGTCGGCTTTCTGTGAAATGGAGTAACTATCTACCATGCGCAAAACAGGATCGTCTTTTACAGAGCTTTCCAAAATCAGACCTGCGAAATCTGACTGCACAGCGAATCCTCCGTCCTGTCCCGCGCCTTCACCCATGCCCAAAGCAGCGTTGAGTTCAGTAAGACGCTTATCTACCATACCACCAGCGGCTGCACGTACTGAGGCAAGCTGCTCAGTAAGATTTTTAAATAATTTCGGCGGTTCGTCGTTGTCTTTCACTTCAACTCTTACCGGATCACCTGCAGGCCGGTTAAGAAAATTTTGATTGTTTTGAAACTGCTCTTCCGCCTCGATCTGTTCCTTTGTGGCATTTATTTTTGCCTGCAGATCATTCCACAAGGTACGCTCTTCATCAGAGAAGGTACGTCCTTCCGCTTTCGCCTTGTCGAGTAAGGCTTTCTGCTGATTAATCAGCTCTTTAAGTTCCTTGTCCATTTCTGCACCTTTCAATTAAGGTTATGTTCGTATTCGCGTTCGAAAATCTCGATATCATTTAACGGTTCGGGTTCGGGCGGTTCCGGTTTTTCCTGCACAAACAAATTTTTAAACTTATCAACAGGAAAGTCTTTATAGCTTTTAAGGTTAAGGGTTTGCCCGTTTACGATTACATTGTCGCCGTCAATAGAGGCTTTGATCTTTTTACTTTCGTCCAAAGCGTCAGCAAAGCCCAGGTTTACAGCTTCCTCACCAGTCATATAAGCATCTTTGGCCATAATTTCACGGATTTTATCTGCAGTTAAACCGGTTTTCGCTGCGTACGCCTC